TAATGTTGCTGATGGTTCTTTGAAAGGTAAAGGCATAAATGCATCTCTAATATTTCCTCCGGGTGCATCTACATCTCTAAACTCTCCAGGTTGAATCGATTGCGCTTCATCTCTGACACGAATACCTCTTTGTTTAAATCCAGCTGGCATATTTGAAAACGTACCAGCGTCCAATAATTGTCTGAGTGCATTCGTTGCAGTTCTTGATAATCCACCAATCATGTGGATTAAGCCAAAACCATAAAAACCTAGTCCAGGTAAAAATTTAAAATGTGTAAAATAATTAATTTTATTTTTTAATGGATCTTCTGGTTTATAGTTTCTTCTTATTGATAAAACTTCTCTTGATGATGTATCAATTGTTACAATGTAAGGAAGTTTTATTCCTGTTGGGTTTTGTTCTGCGTCTTTGTCTTCAAATCCTTCTAGATCAAGATCTGTGTGAAATTCTAGAATTGTAAATACTTGTTCATCTCTAGTTTTTCTAACGCCTTCTAACTCTCTTTCTTTTTTCTCTACTTCTGTTTCTTGCGAGTATCCAGGTTGAATTTCAATGTCTCGGTAAAAACCAGATACTTGTTTTTTTCTTAAATCATTTTCTGACATTTTTAAAACATGCACGATTGCATCTGCATCTTCTAAAGATGTTGCAGTGTATGGAACTATTAAATCATCTGCTGGAACAAATTTGGACACGGCTCTGTCCAAAAGTTCATCATAATAAACTTTCTTAAAGGCAGAGCCGCTAAGAGGGAGATAAAAAAGTAACTGATCGAACTCGGGTTCATACTCTTTCA